CCAGTAGAACCAATACCAATACCAGGATATGTATTATCACCTCCATCAGTAGCACCAATAATAAATCTATCTCTTAAGTCAGGAACATTAGGTCCTACAATATCTTGAAGTGTTAATGATTGTACTGAAGTACCATCACAAAGTTGATATCCATTAGGAATACTTGCAACTGAACCAGCCCAAGCAACAATAGTTCCTACAGGATCTGAACTAAAATTAGATCCACTACCAGAACTAGTATCATACCAAATATCACCATCACAAACATCTACAGTTGGTTCTGTGGTTCCTACATAACGCTTTCCGTATGCATTACTTGTAGTTCCAATTCCAATCGTTGCAATTCCAGCAGTAATTGTTACATCAATTGGATTACTGCATCCATACTCTGTTCTTGGCGTATTATTATCCGAATATAGTTTTACATCAATATCTGTTAATGTACCCGATCCACTATTTGCAGCATCAATGGTAAAACTATCACCGTTGTCGGTAAGAGTAATATTATTTCCTGCAGTAATAGTAACAATACCAGTATTATTATCACTACCTACCAGTTTTATTTTTATATCAGTACCGTCTGCTTCCGTTTCTAAATCATACGTTGTGTTTGTATCTCCACTACCAGATTCTAAAATAACAATTTCACCACCCATATTTGGATGAGCAGTACACTGATAATATAACGTAGAAGGAGCATCAAACTGAACGTTCCAAGTTAAAGTACCATTCTGTACATTATTATTAACAATTCCATCATTATATTCTGTTCCAGTAGTTCCATTTGTAGTGCTCTGAATCCTAAAAGGATGAGCATTCATATTATTGGTAAACTTGTACTGCTGACCTCTAACCAGATAGATTTTTGGATCATTCTCTGCACCAATTAAACCTGGACCAGTGAATGTATAATGATTAATTCCATTAGCACCTAATATCCATTCTGATGTGTATGTCGATATACCTGCAGTATGTGCATATCCAGCAACCTCAGCATATTGAGAATTACTTGATGCATTTAATGTATCATCGGTAATCGTTAATCCATTTCCTAAAGTTAAGTAAGTTAACTTCTCTTCACTATCATCGTAAAAAACAATTTTATCGGCACCAGCATCAACAGCATCAATTTGAGCAGTATCAACTTTTAATACATCACTAGCACTAACGGCAATACCAATTCCAGCACCAGCAACAGCATCAATGGTAAGTTGTGTACCAGAGTTTCTTGTAACTGTAATATTAGAACCACCAGTGATTGTAATATCATCATTGGTAGTTCCATCACTTAATCTAATTGCAGGATCATCATTATTACCAGCAGTTTGTTCAACAGTTAAATCGTAAGTTTTACCTACATTACTATCCACATTAATAGTGGTCCCATCAATCGTTAATCCAGTTCCTGCTTCCAAGTAAGTTAACTTGTTTTCACTATCATCATAGAAAACAATCTTATCGGCACCAGCATCAATACCACCAATATTACCATCAACTGCATTTAATATATCACTAGCACTAGCAGCAATACCAACTCCAGCACCATTAACAGCAGAAATAGTAAATCCAGTCGAATCTGCAGGGTCAATAGTAATATTAGAACCAGCAGTAACTTTGATGGAAGAAATTCCTGTTCCACCGTCAGTCAGCACAATTTTAGCATTGTCACCATCATCTGCCGCTTCTATTGTATATCCAACCCCAGCAAAAGTGGATATATCTTTCCATTCTGGTGCTTCACTAGTATTGTTGTAAGTGAGAACCCTATTATCTGCATCAGGTTCTCCAAGGAATGTGGTTACTCCTGGACCAGTTTGATATGGTATGCTTCCTGCTGCACCACCTGAAAGACTATTTGCTATTCCTGCAGTTAAATCCGTTGCACTCACCCAAGATGGTGCTGAACCTTGATTATACTGAAGTAATTGACCAGTTACACTTCCATTGGCAATAAATTGTGTTGTATCAACATCACTTTGATAAGGAATTTGATACGCACCACCACCTTTTAAGTTAGTTGCTATACCTGCATTATCTGCATATTCTGCAACAGTTGCTATACCTGCAGTATGTGCGTATCCAGCAATAGTTGCTATACCTGCAGTATGTGCATATCCAGCAATAGTTGCAAAACCGACACTAGCATCAGCAAAGTTAATATCTACATCAGCTGCTGCTGTTAATCGACCATCAATATCAACACTAAATGTTGCAACTTTAGTTCCAGATCCATAATTTCCATCCGAAACACCAGTATCTGATAATGTTGCTACTCCACTTACATTTTCATGACCCTTAAAGTTAACACTCCATGCAATATCACCTGTTGCCTCAATATTTCTAGAATTAGTTAATGAATCGGCAGTTGCAACATTAGCATTGCCAAAATTAATATTAGTACTTGTAACTCCAGTAACTCTACCTTTATCATCTAATGTTAAGGATACTAATTTATTATCTCCACCATAATCTCCTGCACCAGGACCAACGTCCTTTAGGGTGAGTGCAAATCCTACATCGGAGGTTCCATCAAAAGTTTTTCCTACTGCAACAATATCATCATTGGTACCTTCACCTAAAGTAAATGTTCTTGGTGTTTTTAATTTGTTTGCAATATCAACACTAGCATCAGCAAAGTTAATATCAACATTAGATGCTGCTGTTATTCTACCTTTAGTGTCAACAGTAACAATACCAACTTGAGTTGAAGAACCATAAGTTCCTTGTTCGACACCAGTAGTTGTTAATGTAAGTGCGAATCCTACATTTTGAGTTCCATCAAAAGTTTTTCCTACCGCAACAACATCAGTTCCAAAAGAAATTTCTCTAGGAGTTTCTAACTTCTTAGCAATATCAGCAGTTCCTTGGAAAGCACCATTAAACGTAGTTGCATAAACATTATTCCATCTTAGATTAGCAGATCCTAAATTCACACCATTATTAGTTTTAGGATTAATATCACTAATTACACGAGAACCAAAAGATACAGTATCAGAATTTACATCATTACCAAGTGTTGTATTACCATTTACTGTAAGAATTCCAGAAACAGTAACATCATCAGGTAAACCAATTGTTAAAGTAGTTCCATTACCTACAGTTACAATTTCATTTGTGGTTCCTTCAATTTTAAACGTCTCACTATCAAGATCAACGGAACCATTTCCACTATCTCCCGCAAAGTCTAAATCTTGAGCGGTAATTTGATTATCTACATATGCCTTAATTGATTGCTGAGTGGCAAGTGCGGTGGCACTATCAGATGACATGTCATCTTCATCAAGTATTGATGTGATGCTGACCGTTGGATTTGTCCCTACTTTTAACGTATCAGTTGTTGTAATTCCTTGAATATCTAAAGAGGTATTAAAAGTACCAGTGTTTGCTGTTAAATTATCAAAGGTTAAATCATCTTTGATGTATAAATCACCACCAACATAAAGGTCTCCTCCAGTTGTTGTGATACCAGCATTACCGGCAAGTGTTACTGCAACACCAACAGAGGGTCCAAGTACATTTAAGTTTCCTGTAGCGTCAACTTGTAATTCACTACTAAAAGTTGCTATACCAGATACACCTAAATTATCAAGTTCCGTATGACCATCTACATCTAAATCTTTTTTAGCTTCAATTATATTATCAAAAGTTGCAATTCCTGTAACTTTGAGTTCATCTAAATCCGCTAAACCATCTACTGTTAATTTTTGATCAACATCTAAATTCTTTTCAAATGTTGAATTTTGGGTTACGGTTAAAGTATCAATATTGACACCACCACTAAAGGTAGATACTCCAAGAACATCCAATAATTGTGTCGGTATTGTGCTTCCGATACCAACACGATCATTATTAAAATCATAATAAAACTTTTCTGCTCCGTCTACAAGACCAGCAGTATTATGAAACTGAATTTGACCTATAGTTCCACCGGCACCAGAAATTACTGATTGTGGTGTAACCCACAAAAGACCACCAGTTGCAGTTTTTACTATTAAATCTCCCGTACCACCAGGTTGATTATTAGAATCATAAATTGTTCCTGTGATTCTAAAATTTCCATCAAGATGTAATCTCTGAGTTGGATCTATAGTTGAAATACCAACAAAACCGTTTAAGTCTGTTGTTACAAATGTTCCTCCCGTTCCTACAGTTATTCTATCACCAGCAGCAAATAATCCATCATTAAAAGTAAATCTAGTATCTGTGGCAAAATCATCACTACTTTTGAATAATACTGAATTATTATTTCCAGGAGGTGCAACTGTTATTGTTGCAAGAGTACCTACACTAACACCTTCAATATAAGGATCTGCTACAGCAGTTATAGAATTACCAATAAAATCAAGTTGTGTAATACTACTAGCAGTACCAACAAGTTCACTTTCTTCAAATACACTAATTGATCCAGGAATAATACCTCCCTGAACAGGAATCCAATATCGATTTATTTGATTATCATCACCAATAATAGATATTATTTGATATTGTTCTCCAGCAGGAAGATTAGGACTACCTCCAGGAGGAGGATTACCTAAATTTGGTTCAGCATCACCTGGAGACAAATATCTATATCTATCGGTAGTTAATCCCGATTGGGGAGTTTTTTTATAGCGACCTGAGATATATCTAGACATTTATTATTACGTAGTGCTATTCTCTAAGATACTCATAATTAATTCCATTTGTAGTGGAGCCACATTACCTCCACTTGGAGAGACACCGACATTTACAGTAAACTTATCATTATCTATTTTTGTTACAGTCAGATTCTGACCAGAAGCAGGATCTGTTGTTCTAGGGTATGTATGCACGCTTAAGTATCTATCCATACTACACCTAAATGATAAAGAATTATCTGCTATACTTATCGTATTTCCATTTGATAGTCCATGTCCAGCGATTGTTAATGTTAAAACTCCTGTAGCACCATCATAAGTTACTGCTGTTGGAGGATTCATTGTAGCGGGTGTGCCTGTAGTATTTGTAATAGCATTTGATGTTGCACTTACAAATTGGTGTTGAGCAGGTACATATGTGTGAGGAATACCATTAACTATACCTGCATCAATAGTAAATGTTTTTGATGTTCCTACATTATTTACAATACTATCAACGATAAAACTTCTTTGTGGTTCTGGAAAAACACTTGTAGTTATACCTGAATTATATGACCCGCAATCAAAGACAATATTGCTCAGTGTTACTTCATCATTAACATTAAATCCATGATTGTTTATTGTTGTTACAGTAGCAATACCTGATGAATTATCGTAATCTACATTTGTAATTGTCGTTATTCCTGATTGAACTCCATTGATAATAACGGAATCTTTTATTCTTGCATCTCTTTGAAGAACTAGTCTGCCATCAATTACTATTAAAGCATCGTTAGGTGGAATTTCACCATTCTTTATAACTCTAATATTTCTAGTATTACCCTTTGTTTTAGTTGCTTGACTTTCTCTTCTATGCGTAAAAGTCATTGTTGGGTATGTATTTACCCCAACATTAGATACTGAAGCATATAAGATAATTGAAGAAACTCCTGTAGGTGCAGTATAAACTGTCTGCTCCCCAGGAGAAACTGGAACAGCAATCGTGATAAACTTATTAAGTGGTGCAACTGCCATATTATCTCAACGCAAGTATAAGTGGTGTAACCTCTGCCTGTATTGCTTTACTAAAGTCTCTTCCTCTAACTGTAGATGTGGTTTGATCGACCTGAATTCCTGCACCGATATCAAAGTTTCCTTTTTGATCTGTTGAAGTAAATGGAATTTGTGCTCCTTTACTAACAACAACCTCATTCTCTTTTATTGGAATAGCACCTTGGAAAGGTAGTGATGTATTTATACTGGTACCTGAACCAACGTATTCAAAAGAATGTGAGCTGGTTAGAATACGACTAATTCTTTGCAGGGTAAAAGGGTCATCCTCAAATAGTTCATAAGGAACAAATTCATTAAAAGTCATTGTAGTTATTCCAGTATTAATGATAGGTTCAGTTGCTTCGGAGATTGTGAAATAAATTGGTTCCATAACTGCATTTGCAAGTGCAGTATTACCATCAATATCTACTACAATATTTTGTGTAGGAAGATAGTTTCTTCCAGAATTAATAACATCAATTTCAGTTAAAATTCCATTTTCATCAATAGTTGCACTTGCTTCTGCAATAATACCCTGTGGTCCCTTTGGTTCAAGAGTTCCATCATTATCCCTAATAGTAACTGTTGGTGGAATTGCAGCAGAAAATCCTCCAGGAGAACCAATAACTTCAATGCTTGAAAGTTCTTGAAGTGGTGCTGTTATTCTTCCAGTTGCTTGTTCTGCTGCAGGAACATCTGGATAGTTTGCTAAGTTAATTTTAAAATATAATGCTTGCCCATCAAATGGTCTTCTAACTATATCACTTGAATCAGTAACTCCCTTACCAACAACTACATCAGAATTATCTCCAGGAACAATATCCGCATTTACTTTACCAGTAAATTGTGTTGCGCCAAGACCAACAGCAACTAATCCAAAATTACCAAATGATGAGTTGGAGTTTGTAAGATCGCATTGTGCTCCAGTATCGGCGTAGATTGCAATATCATTATTAATTGTAAAGATAGAAACCAACTGAGCATATGCATTGTTAGTCAGAGATACACCAATCCCCGCTTCATTATACTGAGTAAAGGAATCACAGACCATTGATTTTAAGTCTGCTCCAGGAATTACTGTTCCTGTAAAATTCGCTATTGCATCATCACCATTAATTCTCATACCAATACTTCCGGTCATAAAATTGGTACAGTTTCTAACGTATGGAGATCTCCAACGTTTTGTAGGACCTTCGTCTGCTGGACCAGCAGCAGTATATCCACTATTTGCTGTCACTCCAGTTATCGGGAATGCAACTGCACCTGCACCACTATGGTCAACAAAAATATTGTCACCAGCAAAATTTAAATTCTCAATCAGACATCCTCTTCTGACCCAGAAAACATCTAAATTTGTATTTTGTGGTTCAATAGTAACAAGTCTTAAATCCTCTCCAGTAATTGATACATCTCTTTGAAGACCAACTGGATTATTCTCAACATATCTTCCAGGACGAATCTTAATTGTATCTCCAGGTAGAGCAACCGTCGCTGCAGCACCAACTGTTGCTTTAGCATCACCCTCTAATAACCCACTGTTAGAATCATCACCACTTTTTGAAACCCAAATAGTTTTCTTTGTTTCAACACCTGATGGTCTCCAAGATACACCAGCACCGACAGATGCTAAACGATAATCTTTCCCATTAACTCCAGTTTGTTGATTTATATCAATTATTGCATTCTCAAGTTCTAATGTATTTTCTAACTTAGTTTCTTGACCAACAAAAAGTTTCTTACCAATTGCAGCACCACCAACCACCTGTAATGCTGCTGCGGCATTAGAAGCAGTTGCATCAGTTTCAGATTCTACTTTAGTTTCGTTACCAACAAAAAGTTTCTTGCCGATGGCAGCACCACCAACAACTTGTAATGCTGCTGTAGCATCACTAGCAGTTGCATCGAGAGTAGATTCTACTTTAGTGTCACTACCAACAAAAAGTTTCTTAACTATTCCAACGCCACCATCAATTTGAACTGATGCATTTGTAGTGCTAGTGGCGTCTGTTTCATCATTAAATGTTGATACTCCATCAACATCGAGAGTGTCATTAAGTGTTGTAGCACCATCAACATCAAGAGTGCTATTAAGAGTGGTAGCACCATCAACATCAAGAGTGCTATTAAGAGTGGTAGCAAGATCAACATCGAGAGTGTCATTAAGTGTTGTAGCACCATCAACATCGAGAGTGTCATTAAGTGTTGTAGCACCATCAACATTTAACGTTCCGTTTATATCTAGATCAAACTGTGGATTATTTTGTTTGATTCCAACTCTAGTATCCCTATAAATTGGTGCATCATCTCCAGAACCATTAAATCCCCAAAGATCATTGGTAAATATGGTTGCAAGTCCAGTAACTGTCTGTGGATGTCTAGCAGTTGGAACAAGTGTATCAGTTCCTTTTCCAAGACTATTTAATTGGACAAAATTTAGAATTGAGAAGGATTGTCCAGCACCAACTTGACCCCCTTGTCCTGGAGTTGGTACAAAGATACCTTCATCCTGTAGGAAAATACCTTCTTGGAACGCAGGTTCAAATGGTACCCAAGTTATACCATTTTCATCTTTACTTAAGAAATTACCAGAAAGACCTTTTAGATTTCTAGAGTCATAAATTTCTTTCTGAATAGAAATACTTCCATTAATATCTAATTTTATTGATCCATCATTATTAAAATTTGCCGGAACTGTTGTTCCAACACCAACTACTCCTTGATCAGTAATTACGATACTGTCATCTCCAGAAAGAATCTGAACTTTTTCTAGGGGTGCGGTTGTTCCTATACCAACTTTATCCGTTCTAGTGTCTGCTGTGAATAATGTTCCACCTACACCAACATCAAAACTTCTTTTTACTAAAAGATCTTTGGCGATAGAAACACTTCCGTCAATATCAAGTTTTAATGAACCATCATCAGTAAAATCAACAGGTGTCGTTGTTCCTATACCAACTACTCCCTGATCAGTGACTACAATAGTATTATTTCCACTTAGTAGTTGAAATTTTTCTACTGGTGCCGTTGTTCCTATACCAACTCTTTCCGTACTAGCATCAGCAGTAAATACAGTTCCACCTACACCAACATCAAAACTATTTCTTACTAAAAGATTTTCAAAATCTAAAAAACCTTTAACAGTTAGATTTTCTTCAATAGTTACATTACCAGCAAAAGATGAATCACCCGAAACGTTTAAGTCTCCACCAATTGTTACATCTTTATCAAACGTTGCACTACCACTTACATCAATATCCTTATAAAAATATACTTTAGCGGCAAAAGTATGCTCAAAACTAGTTTTATTATTGAATAAACTCATGCTTTAAGTTCCTCAATAGCTTTTTTTGCAATAGCAACTGCGGCAGCAGAACCAACTCCACCAGCACCAGCAGACGCGGCAATAGCAATACTTTCTGCATCAAGACCAGCATATACTTGATTCAAGAAAGTCTTTAGATTAGTTTCTGTTGCGATACACTTAGGTCCATAAGAATGTGGTGCTTCACAATATGCCTCTTTTGCTTTAATATCAAATTTATCACCAACATCAAAGAGCACATTAGCTCCCGCTTTGAATGTAATATCTGTCTTAGATTCCATAACAATGTTATTGCCAAGGATTCTGACATCACCATTTTCCATGGCAGTAATAAGAACACTACCTTTCATACCAGTAATGCAAATATCTACACCACCTCTTTCAGTATTTTGACCTCCAATAATCTCAATGGTTCTATCATTATAGAGACGAAATACTCCACCCTCGGTCATTCCCATCAAGGAAACATCACCTTGATTATTATTGCCGTAAATATCATAAACTGATTCACCATTAAATCCCGTCTGGGGATTTGCAGCTTCAATCCTGAATTTAGGACCAAGATTGATATATTGTCTACCTTCCCAATTATTTGACATTTCTAGAACCTCCTAATAATATTTAGTATCCGCCACCACCGGATGGAGGTGAAGATGGGGGAGGTGTTGGTGGTGGTGTAGGAGTTGGTGTAGGAGTTGGTACTGGTGCTGAGGGAGTTTGAGTTTCACCATCACTAGTGCTAGGTGTTGTAGGGGTGGTACTAGATGTAGTTGTAGGAGTACCTCCTCCAGTTACCTGTTGTATTTGAGTAGTTGTACTAACTATTTGTTGTGGAGAACCAAGACTTTCTTCTGGAGAATCATAAATGTATTGATGAGGTGTAGATACGTGTGTAGCACCCACCATTTTTCTTCCATTTGTTGGATGTACATGGAATGGTCCATAATATTTTTCACCATTGACATATCCAACAAAATCATCATCCTTAGAAATACAATCAATGACCTGTTTAACTTGACCTTGAGGTGTGATAGGTCTCTTCTTAATTCTAGGTGCTATCTTAGCACCACTTCCAGTAATAGTGTTAACTGTATATTCAAGTGATTCAGTAAAACTAGGATATTCATTATTGATTCTGGGAGCAATCTTAGTTATTGCGCCAGTATTGTCAATCTTAATATCATATTCGTTTCCAGCACTATCAGTAATTATATCCTCATCTTCATAATTTTCTCCACCATCAATAATAATGGGTCCTTTTTCATCATCAAGAATAAAGTCATCGTCAACTGGAATATTTTTATCTGGTGTATAATTTTCACCCTCAGTAACAATGTAAATGTCAGTTATTTGTTGATAGGTAGGAGAATCTGGATCATAATCAATAACTGATCTTGCTGTGGCACCATAACCTTCACCACATTCATCAACAAGTTCAACAAATGGTGGGAAAGTATATCCACCACCACCATTAACAAGATCTACACCAATCACACTACCTGTAAGTCCTTGTCCACCTTGAGCAACCTGAACAATTGCATTTGCAATGCCACCAACACCTTTGATTCCACCACCAAATATTTTTACTTTTGTTCCACCACATCCACCAAGTTCTGGTGGTCCTGCGTAACACTTGCTCAAAGGACTTTCAAATCCTGGTGCTGATACACTTGGATTCATAAAATCAAAATATCCTAATGATCCAGTGATGGAAGCAATATCTTGAACCAAATCAATTGGCAGCGCAGATAAATCCTGAGCAACCGCTAACGCTTCATTTGCAGTATTTAAAATTTCATCTACAGGAACACCATCCTCATCACTAAATCCTTTTCCAATTACCCACTCATCTGATGCAAGGTCAAATTCTGGTGCAATCTGATTACATCCAAGTTCTTGTGCAATACCTAAGATTGCACTACCCGTTCCACCTAACCAAGTACCGATGTCAAATCCCATTAGAATTTTATCGACACCTGCCATCAAAGGTCCAAGGAAACTTGTCACACCACCGATAATGTGATTCATTAAAGCACCAACAACCTGGTCTCCAATACATGAAACAAAATTTGTAACATTATCAGCAACACTCTGAAGAACTCCTTTAATTACATCTCCAATACCTGCTATAACTTTATTAGCAACACAAGGTATTGCATCCGAAATTTCCTTTACTGGACCAATGAGTGTTGCTTGTGCAATTATTCCTGCAGTATCTGCCGCTGGATCGCTTCCTGTTGCAGCAAAAACTACTGCATATACAGAATCATATAATGCTTGAAGACCAAAATTTAGAGTTGGTATGAGGATATTTGATAAATTTGTAGTTATATCTTGAATCATACGAGCACTGCCCTTCTGAATATTGGCAGTTTGAGTATCAATTAATTCAAATAATTGTTGCTTCTTTTTTCCTACAAATTCATTTGCACCATTAACAGCACCTTGAATACTTCCTGTAATTTCTGCTACACTCTTAGTAAAATTATCAACATCATTCTTTATTCTTGCAACAGCACTATCTTCATTAGCATTTGCTGCAGTAACTTTTTTACCAATAGCACGACTTGCAGAAACTTCTTTCGTCGTTGCTGCCTTTTCTTTTGCTTGTGCTTCTGCTAAAGCGGCGTCTTCTGCCGCAAGAACTTCATCAGTTTGAGTAGAACTTTCTGCCTGTTTATTCAGTTTATCGGCAGTTTGTTTATCAACTGAACGTGGTGCTTTTTGTGCTGTTGTGGTCTGTTCGTTTGCTTGATTTGGTACAATAACTCCACCAGCTGCAGGTTTGATTCTGCCTGTAAATCCAGTGAACGGTTCAAATGGATTCTTGTACGTTGATGATGGAACCTGGTCTGTTCTACCAAAAACGCCAAGAATTGCAGGTTGCTGTGCATCATCACCATCAAGGAAGAAACCAAATACAGTATCACCAGGTGCAATCTTTACAGACGTAGCTCTATTTGAAGCACCAGAACCATCAGTACAACCAAGAATTGCAATCGCCCAAGGCAAATCTTCATCAGGAAGTTCAACAGTAGTATATGGATGATAACCAAAAATACGAACTTTGAAACGATTTCCCCATCCGCCACCATTTGCTTGATTACCTTGTGCAGAAGCAGGAGCAGTCTGTCCAATCCACCATCGGAATCCGTCTCTACCAATAAAATTAGTTTTTAGTAATGACTCCTCTAACATCAGTTCTCTTTGTTATTTGTTCCGTATTGACCAAATGTATCTCTAATCAACTTTGCAGAGGTATATGACCCCTCTGCATTGAATTGATGGCATAACTCTTTAATCATATATAGACCACTTTGCTCCTGGTCAAATTCTTTTTCTTTTTTTGTTGAAGTAACTGGAAAAGAACATTCAATAATATCACCTGCCCTCAAATTAGTATTTGAAGGAATAGTAATTGTTAAGGTCTGTGTGAATAGACTATTATATCTAAGTAATGATTGTGATTGATTTTCAAGTGGGTCTGCATTCAAATCTTTTTTCACATCTTTTTCAATAGTTCCTCTATCTAAAATACCAGTAATCATCCTTGTTGGAATTTCTCCTAAAGTCTTATCAGAGGTCTCACTAATCTTTGGCAATTTCAATTTTTTGCCCAGATTTTTTACTTTACCATAATCGTCAATAGTAAATCTTCTTTTCTCTGGTGGAGTTACTCTAAATGTAAGTGGATCAAAATATGCACGATGAGAACAATAAGAACCCAGTCTTAATTTTTCAAGCATATTTTGATTTCTATTAGTAACATATGCCATTATAATTTTATCTTCACCAAATACAGACCCAACGTGTGCATTACCATCGGTAACTGTTGTATAATAGAATCTATCTTTTGGTTCCTGAGTAATTAATTTATCAAGAGATTTAAATTTATATCCGTCTTGAGTTTGATAGAACACATAACCAGCAATACCAGATTCTGGTGCTGCCTTGGATGCTAACCAAGTAAGCACGGTGAAAGGTTTTCTCATATTTCCAATGAAACCATACTTATTAGAAGTCTGGTCAGAATCAATTGGTTTTCTTGTTTGAACAAGTTCCGTCAAAATTGATTCTACAGAACCAGATATTGGTGAAGAAGATGGATATTTTTTTACTACTCTTGTCGTTTCATTTGTAATCGCTTCTCTAGAACAAAGATTAAGAACAAATGTCTCAACTTGAGGTTCACTGATAATATTTGTTATACTTGAGACATACAAATAATCATCAGTATTTTTTGAGAAGTTTAATCCAGGACTTTCTGCATTACCTTTAATATTGAGAGATACTCTTTCTCCACCTCTTAATGGAAGTCCTTGATAAATTCCTTTACCATCAAAGGCATTACCAGTAGTGGTAACAATAATCTTTGCTGTAATCGTTGGTGAAAAAATGTCTTCATAATAATTTATAGACTGGACACCAAGTCTTAAATCAGCACTCTGGGATTTATCGTTAGATTCAATGAGTACTTCTATGTATTCTGATGGATCTGACGCTTTTTTACTTGGCATTATGTATATTCTAACTCTCTAAGAAGATTATTTGTGATGAAACTATTTAACTCATTTACGACAACAGTTTTTGTTCCACCATTACCTCCACCACCAGACATTACTACTGCAGGCGATTGAGATTGCTGTCCTCCCACAGGAATTGGTACAGGGATGACAGAACCTTTCTTTCTGGAAGTTGCAACCGTACTACCAATATCATTCATACCTATTCCCTCTAAAGAAGGACCACCGCGACCACTAAGATCTGGTATTTGTCCTGGTTTTCTATCAATTTGAGCAGCAGAAAGCATAATTAATCCAACGTATGGATCTGGTGATGTATTGCCACCGTAGTTTGTAGAACCTTTTTCTGTTGATGCCTCCAAGTGAATATGTGGTCCTGTAGACTTACCAGTACTACCAGTAACAGCAAAAGAAGTTCCTGCTGGAATAGCACCAGATTTGATAATGATTGAACTATTATGTGCAAATCTAAGTTGAACACCAACCGAAGGCACCCATACGTCAATAACAAGACCATATCCAGGATCATCCTTTGTCCCAACAACTTCACAATCAGCTCTTAATGCAATATAAAGACCAGCAGCACATCCAATATCAAGACCACCATGAGGTTTTGTTCTAAAGTTTTCAAAAGCACCTTTAATTGATGTGATTGTTGCTGGAGCACCTAATGCACTTACATCTTCTCCTTTAGTAAATCTTTTACTTAAATCTAGTTTTCCTGTTTGCCCAAACTGTTTGAATGCTGCTTCAACGTCTTCTGGTGCAATAGTAGCTTTATTGCCATTGAATCCTCTATAATAACTTTGACCCCTCTGAACAGACTGCACGTATCCTTGTTGATCTGCTAATACTGGAATACCAGCAAATTCCATTGCAAGAAGACTTGCTGCCCTAATAGGATCATTTATAATCATATCGGCAGTTATTCCTCTACCCTTAATCAAAGATATTGCAATTAAATCTTGATTCTCTTCATTAAATAAATCTTTTTCTGGATCCAATCCAGCATTAACTGCTTGCTGAATGGGATTTGTTAATTGATATTTGCCAATTGCACCAGTGCCACCATTTTCACCCTTTGCATTTGCTGCTTCAGCAATCGTCATATTTGTTAGATTATCATTCTTATCGTTTGGTGCAATAGAAGTATATCCACCCTCAGCACTTCCAATTAAATTTAAGATTGGTCCATATTTTCCTGCCGTAGCAGCATCACCAGAAGTACTACGATTATTATTGTTATTGTTATTATTAGAAACAAACATGCTTCTCATAATAGCAAGTAAATCAAAATCTCTTAAGTTTGTTATTCCCTTCTGCAAATCCAAAAACATACTATTGACTGCATTTTCAACATCAGAATTGGCAGAGTTAAATTGATTTTCTTGTTGTCTAACATCATCCTCTCGTGGGTTAAAAATGCGCCCATAAAGACCATCAAGTGAAAGATTAAAGTTTTTAAAGAAATTTGTCGTGTTATCAACCCAACCACGAAGAGTATTATAAACAACTGTCATCTTAGTGATTAGTTCTTCCGCACCTTTAATAATTTTCGGAAGATTTGTAAGTAACCATCCAACAAAGATAGTTCCAACAAACTTCATGACTCTTCCTAAGAATCCTTGAGTGCTTGATGTAACAGCTTTTTGTGTTGCAGAACCTATTCCTAATGACTGAACTTTTCCTGCTTCAATTATATCTTCCCTTTCTCTTCTTCTTACTGCTTCTCTTCTCTTTTCAAATACACCTAGTCTTGATCTAATTGCTTTTTCTTTTTCCCTATTTCCTTCTACAAGTCCACGTATGATTACTGAAGATGTACTATTAACTTTTCTGATTCCAACACCAAAACTATTCAAAGACTTCTGAATGTTGGTAATACTAGTGCCGCTTTTAAATAGTGATTGTTGTGCTGACATTAGCTAGGTACCACGTTAAAGTTAGAATATGCACCAAGAAGATAAATGTTATCTTTATTTGCAGTTGGTATATTTGGAACACCAGAAATGGCACCTTGAGCAGCAGGAGTCTCAATTGGTTGTGTTTCTTGTGCTTGCGCCTGTTCTATAGGTATGGGGACAACCGTTACACCTGGTTCAGTTGATTGTGCTATAGTTCTTGCAACAGAATCATCTCTACTTATAGGAGTAAACATATTTGCAGGAAGTTGTCCTGTTCTACCAATATATTTCTCCTGGTCTATAAATCTTTGTATCTCACCGACACTATATCCCATATCCGATAATGTAGTGTCACCTTGTGTAATCTGACCAGGTTCTAATCCGGCAGAGGGGTCACCTTCAATAGGAACATTTGCTGGTTCTACATTAACATTCATCTCAGTTTCACCATACTCCGCTGGTACATCTGGATCTATTGGTGCTCCTTCCTCATTGCCTGCCAGTTGACCTGCTGACATGGGTTGTCTACCCATTACAGGAGTAATTGGTTGTAATGATGGACCACCGAAACCAGTTTGTGGAGGAGATGTTGGATCAGGTGGTGGTTGTTGATTTTGCTGATTTTGCTGATTTTGTTGATTTTGCTGATTTTGTTGATTGGTCTGATTTTCTTGAGTACCTTCAATTGTTGGAGTATCTGGTAAATTTAATTTAGAAGGGGGTGTTGTTGGATCATCTGTAGGAGCTCCCTTGAATAAATTGAATAATCCTGGAAGACCCTGCTTTGCAGCTTCAATTACTGTATTGATAAATTGTGCAATTGGATCTGAGAAGTAATTTGCTATAGCAGCACCACCAGCAAGAAGAGCAAAAGCTTTAAATCTTAAAGTGAGTAATGCTAATGCTGCTTTACCTGCTAGCATTACAGATCCAATCTTAACTAGATTGGATACAATACTATCTTGTAATCTTCTTAATTCTTTTTCGTTTCCACTACTAAGAGCATTTAATACTTTTATTGCATTTATTGCTAACCATCCACCTAATAATGTAAAGAAGAAGTTACCAAGTCTTCCTAAAGTAATTTGTGCTCTGCCTGATAATCTCTCTGCAGGTGCAATTGTTTTAGTTTGTATTTTTTTCTCAATTTCAGACTCTTTACCTTCTCTCAGTTGTTGTTCTGCTAATCTTCTCTCAAGTAATAATTCTTGCTGTTCCTTTCTTCTTTCTAATGCTTGAGATGTTGCTAAACTATTAGCAATCACAGTCATAGAACCCGACAAAGAATTCACTTGGGCAGTCAAATTTTGTATTTGATTGGATACAACACCTAACTGTAATGAATTCCTATTAATTAATGCAGTTGTAGTAGGATCTGGTTGTGCAACAGCACCAGGAGCAACTGCCCTACCAGTAAATGCAGCAGCAGATATTGTTGTTCTTCTTCCTATTAGTGCTGAATTAACCATTCTGCTGTTGTTGTGCCTTCAGGTTTTCTTCTTCAATATACTGTTGGAGGAAAGTAAGATAAATTTCTTTCTCCCAAGGTATCATATTTTCTAACTCTGTCAAAGAGTATTTATGATGATGCATCAAGGCAAAATTAATTCGGAAGTATGACTCAAGGTCAGTATGAGCCATACTTATGCGAAAAAAGATGCTAACCCTTCCAATAAGATATCATTTTCAACTTCAGTGTTAGGATTTTTTACCTTAATAGTATGAGACAACTTTGGCATGGTTACAAAGAAATCTTCAACTTCTTTGAATTGCTTAGAACTAAGTTGCTCAAGAAAGTCACGAATCTCTTTCTTGGTACAGTCTTTTGCAGACCAAGATTCCTCTTCATTATAAATTTGTTCAATACATGAACCAATAATTTCAAAGGTATCATCTACATTAATATCGGACATTGCAAAGTTAGTTTTCACAAACTGATCCATTGATGGATACTTCATTCTCAAAGTTAGATTCTCATCTAATCTAATATCACGAGAATGATTTTCATCAACTTGAATCATAATATCATCAAGTGCAATCGTTGTTGGAACTTTTGTTATACCATCATCAGGACAAGTTACAAGAACTTCAACCTCTTCACCTACAGATTTACCACGAATATTGAGGAACAAATATTCAATATCAAATGTTGCAAGTTCTTCAACTTTAACACCACGGGTGCTAATGCAACTTTTAATTACATCTTTAACGGCATTAGTTATTTGTACAGTATCTTCACTTTCCATTGCCATAATAAGAATCTTTTCTTCCTTGACTAGAAAAGGTCTATACTTAACTTTTTTTCCAGTTGAAGGAATCACCAACTCATAAGTTGGTGTATTAATTTTTGGTAAAGGCATTACAATCCTTGCACATCAGTGAAATTATTTAGATGGGAATCAGAAGAATTCAAATGTTGATTTCAAATGTTGAATCATACACACTGGGACTACTATCAAATTGACTGTTCAATATCGAACTATTAGATATATTAAATGCACTAGCACTAGAACTATTATTGAAAAGACCTGCAAGATTATTAAAACTTCCGTCAGCAGGTAATGTGATTCCAGTATCTAAAACTGTGGAAGCATAATCACCAGCATTACCTGGATTTCCAGTAGTCGCTCCTTCTTTATTATTATCTGTCCCAGTAGCGTAATTGATAGAATATGATTGTCCTGCAATATAACGTTCATAGTTAAATGATGCAGTTGCTTTTAGTATCTGCGATCCTTCATATGAAACTGTAGTGGCATTCAATGATATTGGGAACAATCCAATAAATCTATACTCAATATATCTCTTGTAATCCTTTTCAAATTTTACAATTTTAGTATAATCACATTTATATTCATCAGGATATCTCATTCTAAAATAATAACCTCTCTTTACTGGATCTTGAGCATCAAGACCAGTAGTGGAACCACTAGAAGCAAATTCCATCCAATGTTCAAGAAACTTTAATGCACGATACTCATTATCAACATAAAAGTCCAAATCCATCTGGACAAATTGTCTTGTGTGTATCATCCTCTCGGTGACACCTTGAAAATTTCCTATAATATCTGCTGTAGCAAAACTACTTCCAGGTAAAGATCCTCTAGAACAAAGAAGACCAATTTCTTCTCCAAGAAATCTACTATCCATACCTCTTTGTTTGAGATATGTCATTAACTTTGGAGTAAATCCACCAAACTGTACCAAATAGTTTGATGTAAGTGCTACGTTTGATATAAGAGGTTTTATCTGCGATATCTTTTTGGGAAACGGTCTAGGCACTCTAAATATCTTATATGAGATTATTAGTTATTTAGATGTCATACAAGGGAAAATATTCACCATCACATCCCAAGAAATATAAGGGTGACCCAACCAATATTGTTTATCGTTCCTTATGGGAACGAAAGTTCATGGTTTACTGTGATAATAACGAAAATATATTAGAGTGGGGTAGTGAAGAGATTGTTCTCCCATATCGTTCACCTGTTGATAATAGAATTCATAGATACTTCCCAGACTTCTACATTAAGTATAAAGACGTTGGTGGTAGAATCAAACGGTCACTGATTGAAATTAAACCACTAAAACAATGTTCTCCTCCATCAAAACCAAAAAGACAAACAAAGAAATATCTTAACGAGGCATACGAATACGCTAAGAATCAAGCGAAGTGGAAAGCAGCGAGAGAATTTTGTGAAGATAGAATGTGGGAGTTCAAAGTATTAACTGAAAAAGAATTAGGTATCAAGTAATGGCACGAACCATTAAGTCTGGTGGTAAAATTGGAAGCAAATATTTTTATATTTACGAAACTGGTGAGGTAACTTCTAGTAGCGATCTTAATATTGAAGTTGGTTCTAATGTATATGATGATGGGATACGTAGAGACCCAAGACCTGCTAAAAATAGACCAACTGATACTGACACGAACAGAAATAGAATTCGTGTAGTAACAAACAATGTGACGGGTGTCAGAGACCCAGATATTGTAATCAACGAACTGATAAAAGTATTGGATAAAGCAGATGCACCAATACCTGGTAAGTTATATGTTTATCGCTATCGTGCAATCACACCTGGTATAAGATATGATAGAAATCCTGTAGTTCAGATGCGTACACCACTAGAAGATGGTTGGATTGCAGAAAATTATCATTGGTTAGGTAAAGGTCAGTCAGTAAGACGATATCTTGCTAATGAAGTAGTGACTGATGGCATTTATGAAATCTACCCATCTGAGTTAAGGGATGTTCTTATGCTTCCTTTAGCAGATTTTGCAATGAGTAGCTAAATACTTAAAAAGTACCGTCCATAATGGAAGACGACTATAGTGCATTAATAGCAGATTCATTTACAAATCCACTTTCATTTAATGGATTCAGTGCTGCCGAAATTCTTGCCGGACAATCAAATCAAACTGCAACTACTCCAGATGCTGGTACTCAGGGTACGAATAATGACCCTTTAGTGTTGAGATATCCAAAGCAAAGACTTGACGCAACTGCAGATTATTTGTCAATGTCAATATTTGATTATGAAAGTAATCAAGACATTTATGGACTGACTAAGGGTGATAAAAAATCGGAAAATAAAGAATTAGCAAATTTACTTACTGGTTTAGGAAACAAAGCGGATAAAATAGAAAAAATTCTAGAAGGTACTGAAGAAGAGAAAAAATTGATGACCAATCTTCAGCAGATATTC